CAAAGGGTTTGAAGGGGCTAAGCGTAGTGCAGAAGTTGGTATCATCCCCCTTGAAGAACGAGCTACGCTCATCGCCCCCATTATCAAACAAATGGAACTTCTTTGCAACGGAGACGCAACCTACAATCTCAAGTGGATGGCTAACCTTCTACAGAATCCCGATATCAAGAGCGACGTTTCCCTCTTCTTTCGTGATAAAGGCGGTCTCCTCTTTGAGGGCGGTGGCGTAGGCAAAGACAGTATTTGGGACTTCTTCGGCACTAAAATCCTTGGTAGCGATTACTATCTGAATATGGATAACAACGCTCAGATGTATGGCTCTTTCAACTCTGCCTTTGAAGGCAAGCTCCTCGTCTATGTGCAAGAAGCCGACAGCCGCAACAATCATAACAACTTTGATATCCTCAAGTCCAGTATTACTAAACGCACCACGACTATCAACAAAAAGCACGTAGCACAATACAGCGTCGTTGACCTAGCTCGTTGGGTCTTCGCTTCTAATAACGTAAATCCCCTCCCTATCAAACAAGGCGACCGACGATTTGCTATGTATGACGTAAACCCAGAGTTCCGCAACAATAGTGCTTACTTCTCTAAACTCCACGCAGCCTTTAACGATAAAAGAACTCAAGCAGCGTTCTATCAATATCTAATGGAGATTGAGACTTATCGTAGCCCCGTTGATTTCCAAGTGAATCGCCCAATCACATCTGCATACATTGATATCAGACAGATGAACGCACCCGCTCATCTCAAATGGCTCCGCCACGCACTTCGCACCGCCACCCTTCCTCAAGAGTGTGGTGCACGTGAACTCTACAAGACATTCAAGACGTGGTATCTCAATAATGAACGTTCTCCAGAGCGTATTATCTCAGAGACTATGTTTGGGAAATATATGAAAGAGGCTATGACTACTGAAGATGGAGCAACCGCTGACTGTGCAGCAGCAAACACAGTGCGTAGAAGTGATGGTGTCCGTTATCGCTTCAACTACGAAAAGATTATTGAGGGTCTTGAATCGCTTCATCTTCTAAATAAAGGTGAAGCAAAACTGGATGCCGACAAGTGCCTCATCAACGTTGAGGCTGATGATTATGTTGAGCCAGACGTTGTTCAAGAAGAGACTGCAGAGGAGGAGGAAGAGGAAGAGAAGTAGTAATCGTTGCAATGTAGGGGAGTATATCCATCTAATATACAAAATTTAGTAAAATTTTTTTACAATGTTTTGTATCTATCATATTTTACATAAGACGAGCGGAGAGAGACTTCTTACCAGCACCAGCCATACCAGCACCAGCCATACCAGCACCAGCCATACCGTAGCCTACCTTGCCCATTATGTCCTTAATCTTACCCTCGGGGAGCATACCCTTGATAGCCGACACTGCTGGTTTAGTTGCAGCGTAGATATCCTTGGCTTTGCTGAGGATTGAGCCGAGAGATGAGAAGAAACCAGCACCCACAATACGCTTGAGACCATCACGAGAACCCTCTGCAATAGGCTCCGCAGAGATGATGTCAGCCTCAGAGAGAACACCCTTGATGATACGAGAAGAGCCAGCAAGAGTCTCAAAGAAGCCAGAATTGACTGCGATGACGTAGAGAGTGTAGTCTGTCTGCTGCACACCGCTAGAGTTATATATAGTAGGGTTAAACTGTAATGTAAAATTACCGATAAGAGAAGGGGCTTGACCGCTCTGAAGAGCGAAATCTTGACCGGGCTTCAGCACAAGGAAACCACCCACTGTCTGCACTGTAGTGCGGCTTGCAAGAACACCCGCCGCAGCGTCCACAATCTGACCACTTGCAGCGTAGTTAGGGAAATTGGCTTTACCAGACCACATCTCGTAGTTCATTTCCAGACCGTTGTGCACCGCCATAGAGTAGAGCTGCTCCGCTGTATGAGAAGAGAGCAAGCCAGCGAAGTTATCAAAATTAAGGGAAATATTTGTGATTGGTAAGTAAAAATCAGCAACAGACGCATTGCCCGCAGCAGCTGTCTGATTTGTGGGTTTGCAATACATAATGAGCATATCGGGAATCTGAGGAAGCACAATTGTCTGAGAGTTGAGCACAGTTGACGCACCAGCCTCAATAGGAGTTGTATAACGCTGGAGGTAGCGAGGGAACTCCATATAAGGCACCACAGACTTGGCGGGCAGAGGCACATCAAGAGAAGGTGTCAGATACTGCACATTTACACGAGGATTGCCGAGCCAAGGGTTTGCACCATAGGAAATGGGCAGACCATTTGCAGCAAACTGACCAACCACACGGCTTCCAGATAGAGAGTCATTGCGGATAGAACGTGCGGGACTGCTCTTAAAGTTAAAGACGAGCTGGATATTGTTAATACCAAATAAGCCAGTTTCCCATTCGCAAGCATTCGCAAAGATAAAGGGAGAAAGGATTAGCTTTTCTACCGAGCGGAACTTGATGAAAAGAGGGTAGTAGACTGTGTTTGCAACTGGACCAGCTACTTCTGCACGAGATACACCACCAGCAGCCCCACCCCAGAAACGGATGGGAACACCACGCACGTGGTAGTAATCTACACCGCCAATTGTGTAGGCAATTGCGGGGGCAGCTGCTGTGCCGGCTGTAGGGTCTAGAGGCACACCAGTGGGGTCTGTAAACACAACATCACCCCAAGCACCGTTAGGGGCGAGGTCTTGGTCGTAGACTGCAGAGAAATCGTTTGTAGTAGCATTGCCCGCTGCACGCTCATCGTTATAGCTACCATAACGGTCAAGCATAGTAGGGCAAGTGCGAGGCACACGATTGGGCTTGTAATCAGTCAGACGCAGAACCTCATTCAGCACAGTGTCGGAGTTGATAACCACAGAAGTATCGTTGATTGTCGCAGTCATTGTAGCCACAGTCTGGTTAAGAGGGAACGCAGATAGAGAGAAATCACGACCGGGAACTAGAACAGCTTGAGCTACATTCACGGCGGGCTGTGCAGAAGCCGCTAGACCAGTAATTGCACCAGCTGTGGTCGGGATATATACTGGAAGCTGTAGACAGAGTTCTGCAGCCCAATCAATTGCACGGTCCACAAAAACATTTTGGCTTGGAACGTTGATATTAAAAGTCATCTGGGAAGATGTAGCTGCAATAGCGTTATAGGGGGCATTGGTGAGGGACAGAGCACCCTTATCCACTGCAAACCGGGCTGGGTTCTGAATAATACGCTGGTCAAATACTGCTTGCTTAGAAATGTCAGCGGTCGCCATTCTTTTATACTATCTACTCCGAAAATATTTCGCCGGAATTAAACGTTCACCATTGATTTCGCTGGGTGAGGATAGTCGTAGACACCACGACGACGGAACATAATTTTTACTGAAACGCTGCTTCCATTAAACATCTGAATAGGATATAACTTACCATCCAGACGGTTCTTCCAATATACTTGTATATCAATACTTGTAATGGATGCCTTGCTGCGATGGAACGATGCAAGACGATATTCAGCTGTCGGAGCGTATTGAATATAAGAACGGTAGGAGTTCGCATTCTCATTTGTCAGAGCCACATCCGTAATAATTGGAGAGAATGCTGGACGACCGCTTGCAAATCCGTTATCATTTCCTTCACCAAACCGGACGGGGTCTGCAGTCTGCTCAAATACAAGAGGAAGCAATGTGCTTGTAAACACAATGCTCTCAATAGGACTCCAGAGAGTAGAGGTGCTCTCGTAGTCTTGCTGCACTAAATAATAAGAAGTCTGTGCACCAGTAAAAGGGTCGGTCAGTGTTGTCAAGTTCTGACCAATCACATTCGGCACTATAATCTCGTTCGTTTTCTCTCCTTCATTTATATATACATTATCAAAGTTAGAGAACATACCAAATAAGTTATTATTAAAATATAGGGTCGCAACCTCCTCGTTGTCGGCAAAGGATGGATTCAGAGCAACTTGATAGGGGCTGAGACAGAGGGCATCGCCAAAAGAATATGCATCGCAATATAGAGTAAAGAGACCATTTGTAGGATTAAATGTAATATTAGGAGCTTTTGTCTGTAGAGTTGGAGGTGCACCAGCAATGCCTTGTGCAATCCACCAAGAATCAAAATCAGTTTGTATTGATGCAAGAGCATCCAAAGCCGCTCTTCGGAAGCACCCCATCCAGTGGCTGTAGGTATAGTTCCAATAATAGCGTGTAGAAATGTCTTGCCCAGTCTGACAAGTGCTCGGGTCTGGAACTGGAGCTAAACCAGTATCCGTTGTCTCGGGGAGCCAAATCAGTGGCTCTGTTCTTTCAAATGTATTCTGATATACTACTGCTGTTCGTGTATAACGAACAGCAATGCGAAGAGTTAGCGAATAAATGGTGAGGTTCACATCGTTTAGAGGGTTTGCAGCTCCCGTGCGAATTACCGGAATAAATAAAGGTAAATCCTTATTTGCACCATTCATTGTAAAGCGAACAATTGAAAAGTTGTATTTGCTTGCATCATTAATAATCGGCACATCACGAGTCTCTTGGAAACGAATAGAAGGGTCGTATCCTACATCAAATGCACGTGTATCGTTATTAATAATAGTGCCGTTGTAGTAAACGTAATCGGGGTCATTATCATTGTCAAAGGACTGGCTAAAGTTAAATTGTCCCAAGTGCGACATTGCTATATTTAAGCGTAATATTATTTTCCAAGCATCTCATAAGTCCACACTGCAACCCAATCGTCCAATTTAGTTATCCCACGCTCTTTCATATCACGTCGGACAGCATTATAAAACTGCAAATTGCTATAGTCCTTCATTATTAACCGTGCTACACACCAACGACCACACGTATTTATATCATTTCTATCTGTTTGATAAGGATATGTGTTATAATATACTTTTTTATTACTCTCTTTTAGTAAATTAAACAAATACGGCTCCGCTTCTCCTAATTCTTCAAGTTTCTCTTCTCCTATCCATTTACGTTGTGCTTCTGGTTTCTCACCATATGAATCAAAATATTCAATAGAACCATCATCTCTTGCAAACATACAAAGCCAATGACCCACTGTCTCCGACTGTGTCAAAAATAAAAACACACATCTTCCGAGCCTATCAAATGCACTTTCTATACTCTCCATATCACCAAACTGCGGATACGTAAATATCTTTGTATCTGGCTCTAATATTGCATTGATATCATCATTACTCAATGCATATGCCTTGATATCATCAATACTTTGCGACATTTCTTTTTATACCATAGAATAGAAATGTCGCTAACTCGTAGAAAACTCTATACCCTCAATTACCCCAAGGATGTTCTTGATGTTATTTCAAAAATGTCTTTCAGTAAAGGTTCAAATGTTGAGGTCGGAGGTTCTATGTCTCTGAAATCGCAACAATATGCTGGCGACTACGACTTAACGGAGACCGTGGTTGGGCATTATAAAAATAAAGAAGAAGCTGCAGAAGCTTTTGCTAATCGCTTTCAATCCATTGTGAGGGGTCTGCTCCAAACCAAAGGTCTATTTATAGGTGATATAAAATCTGGTGAAGTTCCGGAATGGAAAATTATTGAGGGTGATGTTCGTAATGGAAAAATCGTTGGTTATTCAGCTGCTCGCAGTCGGAAGAGACTCCTTGCTCTCAAGCCTCACCTTTCTGCAACTGAGTTTGCCGAGTCGCAAAAATTGATTAAGAGCAAGCCAACAGTTCGCCAATTTTACGAAGCGTCTGACCTTCTCAAGTTCCACATTGTTCGCTGGACTCCCGCTGCTATCCTTCGTGGCTTCGTCGTTCTTCGGGACGGTCGTCATCTAACTCTTGCACAGACAATTAATTCTCCTTCACTCACTAAATTAGATGCGGTTGCTTACATTCAGCGTAGCCGCTTCGCTGACTTTAGTATTATATTTACATTTAAGAATGAAAAAGATACGCTCAACGGGATTGTTCTAAATCCTATTGAAGAACTCAAATCGTCCCTTTCTTCTTATTTTACACTCGGATTATATTATAAAGCCGCTAAACGACTCTTCTCCCTTGCACGCATTTTCAAAAAAGAACAACTCATTGAAGATTTAACCACTATGTTTAATAGCGACCTTGGACGACTCTATAGCATTGTCAGTGATGCTAAAACACTCATTTATCTCTTAGAAAATAAAGAAAATGTAAATATAGATAAAATCCGTTATGAAATAGACCAATTCCGCAGTCGTCTTGGTAATATATATAGTATGGATAAGGTAGGTTCTGAAGGTGTTCTTGAAGATTTATTAGAAATGCAAGAACTCCCAGCAACTGCAGAAGGTCGTCAACAACTCCTCAAAGCTATGATTAAACTCGCTGATTTCTTTGATACTGTTCTTAATAAAGCAACTGAGGAATATATGAAAGATAAAGGACTTTGGAAACATTATACCAAATTATAGGCAGTTGCTGGAGCTGCAAAAAGTTCTTGTATTAGTAATGTAGGGACTCTGTGAGCATTATCTCCCGCTGGAACTTTTATATAAGTATAGTCTTTCGGTCTCCCTTGTCCTCCAAAAGAAGCTTTATGAAACCGTCCTTCCATATTTGGACAAACTCCTTCTTTCTCACATAATTTATTTTCATAGGCTACATTCGTCCAAATACGAGTTCGTTTTCTATATCCCCAATCAGAAAATCGGCAATAATCCACATCAACAAAAGGGATTCCTTGCATAAAAGAACGAGTTTTCAAGCGACTTGTTTGAGGATTTTCTATAAACCATTTAGACGGCTTGAAGTATTTCAATATTTCAATTGTCTTTTGAACAATTCTATCCGCAGTTTCTAAATCCGTTTGCATTTTTGTATTATGTTTTAATATAGAATATTCAATACAAGGAGGCGATGCCCATATAATATCAAAATAATGAGGAGCATATATAGTGTAATCCCAAGTTAATATATCTGCAACTATAGTTGGATTGAACTTATCTAATATATCTAAAGAGGTTATCTCTGCATCTGTTATCGCTTTTGATACTGATTTCGTTCCGGAAAAGAGTTCCAATACTTTCATCTATTTAGTATAACTTCTATATTTTAAAAGCTTTTCCTTATCTGTCTGTTATTTTTTTCATTAGTGTAGGGTAGTGTAGGGTAGTGTAGGGTTTGTAGGGATGTAGCGTGAAAAATCAAAAAATTTTTGGAATGAAAAAAAAAAAAAAATAATTTTGAACTTTTTTTAAAAATAATTTTGGGGGTCAAACCCACCAAACCCTACACATATGAAATCACTTTTCAACTTCACCCATTTTTTGATTTATTCTTAAATGAGTGAGTCAAAAAATAGTTCCCTTTGTGTAGGGTGGTTTGCAGCTGCGTTCAAATCGCTCCAAAACATCCCGACAGCCTCAGCAGAAAGATGCCCGTTAGCACCGCTGAAGACCTTTCCTTCGGTCTCGCTAGCGAATCACGTAATATCGGTCTCATTGAAAAACTCGTC